CTTCTCTTATATCGACAGACGCATCATCATCAGATTCAAATCTTAATGCCGCCTGTCTAGCTCTAGCCCTCATATCTATCTTAGTAGTAGAAGCAGTAAAGCTACTCGTTTGATCTGTACTTAAAGAACTCGCCGGGTAATTTCTCTGCTTTAACACCACATTAATTTGCTGATCACTACCACCGCTTCCTGTGAATTTAACATCAGGAATCATGCGTTTAATAAACTGGAAGTCTTCTCCCTCTCCAATATCAAAGTCAGCCGACTCAATATAAACATCATCCATCGGGCTTCCATCTGCATCATTGCCCGTTTCGTGTTGATACAAATAAGGAGTGGTACTCGACTTACCTGCAGCTCTGGGAAATGCCACGATCCCTTCATCCAACCAAGCGGTACGTGAAAGCGCCCCGATATTCCAAGTCTGTTCTACATAGTTATACACCACATATTTATCAATGGTTGTAGAATCAGTAGAGCAATAGAACCAACCAACCTCATTAAATTGTTTATTTAAAAAAGCAAAAGCTTGGTACGCCTGACCTTCTTCCAAATCGTCAAACACATAGGAATGAACACTACATGTCACAGGACTAACTGCGCCTGTGTAATTATAAAACCCCTTCTTATCCATCCAGAACACACCAGATGGTGTATTAATTGCAGCGTTAGGACCAATCAAACTAACGCCTTCGTTGATAAGATTAAGACCAAAAGTTAATGGCGTTCCAATAAACTGCATGCTGTAAAGCGCCACATCAGTCCATATCAAAGTTTCTTGTCGGGCGCGTAAGCCGCCAATAATTTCAGAACCTGCTGAACATCGTAGTGAACCAGCGGTATTTGTAGACTTAGGTTCCCATTCAGCCGCGTTCTCTTGATCTGAAAAAGCAATTAAGAGGGGATCAATAGAACCAGAGCGAGAGCCATCACTAATAGGATCTGCTCCCAGAACCACAACGTGGCGATCTACATCCGAAACAAGAACCTGTAATCCTTTTGTGGGCGCAAGGTTAGCGCCAGTTAATTCGGTTAATGGAACCGCCCTATCAGTTCCCAGAGTTTTTGCACTAACATCCCAGTAATAAATTCCTCCTGCTCTTGGGCAAGCAATCAAATCTTCTCCAAAGCTATCTAATGACCAAAGGCGCAACTGATTTAAATCACTTAACGAACTGGTAGAACCCCACGTTCCTCCACCCCAAGTACCTGCGCCCCATCCTGTACCATCAACAAATACATCAAGGCCCACATTAATTTGATACGCGCCTACAGTAGAGCTGCCTCCATTTCCACTATCACTACTGTTCGCTGTAACCGTATCACCGCTCGTGTCTTTAGCTGTAATCGTATAAGCATTAGAGGATGAAATAGCCGCTATCTCATATTCTTGATTTAGAACCGTGGCTGTAATGGTTCCACCTAAAGAAGCCGCACTGCTGAATGTGACAAAGTCTCCCTTTGAAGCGCCATGACTAGCATCGGTTATAGTTAATGTGGAAGAACCATTGGTTGCTGCAAACGTGACATCCCCCGCGCCAGTAGTACTGCGAAGGGGCGTGATGTCATTAAAGCTTGCGCCTTCCTGTATATAAAGTTTGGTGCGCGTACCTAGACCTAAAAGCTTTGTCCCTTCTAAATCAACCCATCCCAATAACTTTCGACCCGTTCCGTTGTAAGACGTTTGAATTACTTTCTTCCACCCGCCTATTTTTTCAGCAAAGCCTTTGCGAAACCTGACCAGGTTACCGTCATACCAACCACCCTCGGCGGTATAATCGGTTCCCTCTTTATTGATGCCAGGATTAAACAAAAACTTTTGAAGAGGCATTATCTATATTCCCCTGTTCTAATCATCTCAGCCAATTCAGTCGATCTATTCCCCACCTGATCTGCCCAACGGCTATCTAAAAATTGCTCACTAGCCTCTTCCCAATCACTTTCTGCCATAGCACTCAAAGCTTTTTTAAATCCTCTCAAACGGGTTTGGCCCAGATTAAAGCTAATGTCCACCATGCAGTCTCGACGCACATCATCTAAACCAGAGAACCATTCATACTCATCACTCAATTCTTTTTCCACTCGCTTAATATCATTACTAAGTAAGTAGTCAATCTCATCATCTGACAAGCCAAGACCTTTGGCCGCTCCATTATCACCGGGGTCCACGTTGCGCCCAACGCCAATCGTCCAGAAATTCTGCGAACACATGTACGCATGACTTTCTACACCTTCATGTCTTCTTAGCATCTCAGTCAGTCTGCTCATTGTCTTCCTCTTTCGCCTTATCGGTTTCTCTATAGTATTCAACAATAGAAAGAACCTGCTGAATATATCTTTGAACCTGTGCCACATTGTTACTAAGGTTTTCGTATCCTTTGGTTGTCAAAGAATACCAAGCATTTACAGGTGCTTCGCCTGCTTTTAAATCATTCAAATACTCTTCCATGGTATCTGGTGTCAGGATCTTCCACTCCACGGGAACTGACTTGACTGCCATTGGTAACGGAGGGTGATACATCGGGGCTGGTTTCTCAATAGTTATCACCTCAACCGGCCGCACTTCCGGTGGAGTAAACCGCGACGGCCCCAAAAGAGAACAGCCGCTAACTAGGATTAACAGTATCGGTACTAGTATCTTCATCAAATTGATTGGGGTCAGTCAGCTTTTCTAAATCAGCAAACACCTTGGCTGTGCCTCGATTCACCAGTTTCTCTACTAGACCTGGCTTGCGTATCGACAACATATCCAGATCGTGCCGTGCAAACTTGTTGCGTAACTCTTCTACTTTCTCGTTGGCTTCATTGTTTGCCACCGTTAAACTTTGAATGCGTTCCTGCGATTCTTTCTGTTCTGCAAGCGCCTTCTCGATCTGCTCATTTTGATCCGCTATCGCATTCTCTAAGCGTTGCTGATTATCCATCGCTTGTTGCAACTGGGTAGCCATCGCTTCTTTTTCAGCCTCGGATTTATCGTAGTACATTTTAAATGCACCACCCGCAACGACTAGAGCTACGCCAAGCGCCGCGCTAATCTGCCACATGCTCTTTTAACGTAAAGACTTTCAAAGGTTCACTCTTCCCTTTCACTTGAATCGCATCCACATAGGTAGCCCATTCAGGCTTATATGTTACCGTATTTTCGCCCATGAGAATCCATGCATCGTAGTTTCGAGTTTGACCCTCGAGGCGACTTGCCACGTTGACGGCATCCCCCAGCACCGAGTAATCGAATCGACTCTGGCTTCCCATATTTCCCACCACACATGGTCCACTGTTAATGCCTACGCCTACATTGAGATTGGGCAACCCTTCCGCATCGAGCTCTGCGTTAAGGTCATCGATCAATGCCAACATATCTTTGGCTGTCAGCATGGCGCGTTCCGCATGATCCTCACAATCCAGAGGCGCACCCCAGAATGCCATGATGCAGTCACCCATAAACTTATCGACCGTACCTCCATGCCGAAGCACACAATCAGTGAGCTGTGTCAGCAATCGATTCACCAAGTCCACCAGCTTCTGTGGATCATCTTGCAATTTCTCTGAGATAGGAGTGAAGCCCACTATGTCCGAGAAAAGAAACGTCATCGTCTTTGTTTCGCCACCCAGCTTCAATAGCGACGGATCGTTCTCTAGTTGCTTCACCAGGTCAGGAGATACATACGTTCCAAACTGGCCTCGAATCTGCAACTTCAGCCGATATTCCGTAATCATTCTCTGGGCAATACCCGTCGCACCCACACTGAAAAGGGTTAAAAGTGGAAAGGCCGCATCTAAAAGCAATCCATACCGGGTGTACGCATACACGGATGCCGAAGCCGTTACTGCACCGCTGATCAGTACCACGGCACTCACCCACATGACCGCGATGTATTTTGTTAAGGCCGCAACCACTACACCAACAACTAAAATGAGTGCTATTTCAGCAGCCAATGACCAGTCGGGGCGTGTAGGTGATGTACCCTGCATCAATGTTTCGAATAAAGCCGCCTGGATACGATGCGGATGCATCAATCCAATAGGCGTGGATACCATCGGGCTGACTCCCGCAGCTGTCACTCCCACCAATACAATTTTGGATTCGACGTTATCGCTAAACGTGGTATTCCACTTCAGCCAGACACGACCTAAACGGTCTGTATTGATAGTAGAAAACTGCGGCACACGCACCGCTTGAATACCTGCATCACCCGCTTTTACTTGGTAACTGGGGTCACCCGCCAAGCCACGTAGAACATCCAAACCTAACGCTGGATACAACGAGTCACCCACGCGCACGAGCATAGGAACTCGACGGACCAGACCATCTATCTCTAAAGCCGAATTGACTATACCGGTTCCCACCGCTGCCGCTTGCAGTAATGGCACATTCGGTAAAATGCCAGAATACTCCGGGGCGTTTTCTAAAACCGGGCCAATAGTACTGACACCAATATGCCAACCGTCCTTTCGGTCTGTATCTGTTGTCGCTACCGCAGATAAGAACGTCGGTATGTTTACCATGCTTTGTGCAAATGCCGCATCTTCACCAAAGCGATCTTCCTCTGGAAACAATACGGTATACACCACCGCTGCAGCGCCTTTATTGAGCAACTCGTTATTTAAATCAGCCAAATAAGATCGAGGCCACGGCCATTGACCTTTGTCAGCAAGCGCATCCTCATCGATGTTATAGATTGCAATAGTTTCACTAGGAACCGGATCGTCGAGTGCAAACAAGCTGTCAAAGAACTTTAGTCGCAAGGTTTCTATGGGCCACGGGTCAGCGACTCGTAGAACAATTAAGGCCGCAAGAATGACAAGCGCATGTTTCACGTGAAACGTTAGTCCTGTTGTGTGATTGAAATCGTCTTGTTGCAGTTGCTTGTACAATTAAAGGTCGCACTGTACGACTTATTAGTTGCGCCTTTCTGTACCACGGTGACATCATAGTCACTAGTATAAAACCGCATCAACGAGGTGTGCGCTCCGTTGCCTTGTTGCGTCAGTGTCACTTCACCGTCATCACCGCCGCTGTACCAGAATATATCCGCATCTTTATTTCCTGAGCCTTTCTGTATCAAGCGTGTTGAGGCGTTATCTGATCTGTAGTTATAGACATATGCATTGTGATCACCGCTGCCTTCTTGCGTGATCCAAACATCTGAATCATTCGCAAAGGAAATAATCTTGCCGTATTGGCTTTCCCCGTCCTGTTCAATCTTGTACACATTGTCGTCACCGGAACCCAGTATCCATGCCTGATGGTCATTACCTGTTTGGATGATGGTCGAGGTGTTGTCATCCTCATCCATGTCGATGACCGAATAATTACTATTGCCGTTTACTGTGGTAATCCAGGTCTGCCCGTCGTGATTAGACCAGACCGATTGTGTGTATGCCTGATTCGAATCGCCTGTCACGTTCACCGTTATGGTCGCATTATCACATGTATGGTTTTGAACCAACGTATTATCAAAACTTCCAAGCCCGCAGTAGATGCCTGTGGTGTTGCTGGTCCCTACTTGCTTCGTTGTAATAGTCGCACCAGTCCCTTGAGCCTTTAGCGTAATGAGGTTATCCCCCGCGAAGCTAGGGAGACTGATAAATGATAATAGTGTTATCACCCACACCATTAACTTCTACATCCATTATTGTTTCTACACTGTTGATCCGCAGCGATGTTGACTTGTACTTATCTATCGCGATGTCGAACGTATTCGTTCCTTGGTGTACAAAAAACAGATGCTCCCCCTCAATAAACGTATACGTCTGAAGTTGTGGATCGAACCCCGGCAAAATGCCTGCAATCTCAATCCCGTCCAGTTCATTAACCGTTTCGGTTTTCTTTTTAGAACTGGTTTCCATGACCGCCAACAAGTCCACCAGGAAATCAAACGACAACAAATCGATATCCAGCCGAGTGATCTCTTCCTCTTCTTCTAGGAAATCTTTATCTAAATCGGGTGCGTCCTCAAAGAAGTCCCGGTCTATATCGGAACTCGTTTCGCCCTGCTGCTCTGCCTCGGCTTCCACGATGGCGGGAGGCTTATTGACAATGAGCATATTGTCGATCAAATCCAAACTGATATTGCCCAGTACTACCGCTTTGGTGGGGCGCGATTCAAACGTACTCACCATTGTCGCTTGGAACGGTTGATCGAGTATTTCCGTACCAGACCATGTCGTTACTGAGATAGACCCAGATGAGTTGCCACTCGCATCCGGTAACAAAATCACCAAGCTACGCCCTAGCTCATCCACCGTTGTCGTGAAATCCGTTCCTCGGATACCTATTGTGGCGCTGGGTGTCTTAATGAAAATGTTTTCTTTCTTTATTCCAGACAGTCGGCCCGTAATAAAACGCGCCGTACCACTAGCCATATTGAGAGCCAGTTTCGATTTGTTGGGGTCCGGGTCATACACGAAATCATCGATGACCAGCTTCGAATGCTCCGTTAAACGAACCACCGAAGAATCCAAAAACTCAATAGCGATCCGACCATTTCCGGTACGGACATCATCGTAAGAGGAAATTCCTAGAGCCAGCTCTGCCAGCAGCTTATCATCAGAACCCTGTCGAATGACCTCCCCGTTTCCACGCAACTCCGAGATGGACCCCACATCAATTGCATTAGCCCACCCCGCTAAAATCAGCAGCCAGAAGCGCATTGGTCAATATTTATACTAGAACCTGATCCACCGCTGGATTGCAGTAGTAGATTCGCTACGTTACTGCTTACCGTATCGGTTTGATCGATGTCGATATTCATGTTGGAACCCGTGTACGTCATAGCAATCGTGTGTTCTTTCCCTGACTGCGTAACATCAATATCGTTACTGGCTCCAGTGACGGTAGCCGTCAGGTTTTTCTTGTCTCCCGCTTGGGTGATTGTCACTTCGTTGGAGTTTCCAGTGAGCGTTCCAGTAATATTGGAATCTGCTGATCCCGCCTGTGTCGTATCGACATCACTACTGTTTCCTGCAATCGTCCAGTTGTTCACACAACCCACGACATTACATTTCACGTTGACGTTATTGGATGTTCCGTCAATATCAAAATCTTGGTTACCCGTGGTAGCCGTCGCTGCGTCACCTTGCGTGAACACCAAAACATTACTTGCACCAGCTGCATCGTAATCAAAATCTGACCCTGCTACATCGCCCGTACCACCCACTGCGAAGGTCGCGGTATTCGAATCCCCCGTAGCTTTATAGGTCCAACTACTACTGCCAGCTTGTAAAATACTTGCCGCAATAATGTTGCTATCTCCGATTTGGTCTAGGTCAACCGTCATGCTTGCACCACTTATTTCGGCTCTTGCTTGTGACGTACCAATTGTATTGGTTGCACCAATCTGATCTATCGTGAGTGTTAGCCCCGTACCCGTTTGTGTGAGATAGATGTCATTATTGCCCGCCAATGAAATCATGGGGAAACATAGTACAAATACACTAAGA